ATACAATGTTTAATAAATTATGGAAAATGCTTACTAAAAAAGCTGAGGTCGCAGAAAGTTTATCTCAAGGTGCTACAACTGCTATCCTAGAAAAGGCCGGTGAGGTAAAAGCAAAAGTAAAGATTGCTAAAGATGTAGCAAAGATGACTAAAGCTAAGATTGAAGAGCATGGTCGTGATCTGGGAGTTGAACTGGATCGTCGTATGACTAAGTCAAACATGATTAAAGATCTTAAATCCAAACTAAAATAAGAGGCTTACATGAAAATTAGATACACTGAAGCATTTTATAGTGTGCAAGGCGAAGGAAGATTTACTGGTGTTCCCAGTGTTTTCCTTCGCATGTACGGATGCAACTTTACGTGTCCTGGATTTGGGTTGCCACACGGTACAAATACTACTGAGCCAGATGACATTGCGGCACAAGTTAAAGAAAATCCGCATCTTTATAAGAAATTAGATGATCTACCACTAGCAAAAACAGGCTGTGATAGTTATGCAGCCTGGCATCCAGCATTTAAGAAGTTCCAAACTACAACAGACGTAGACGGACTTGTAGAATACCTACTAAGTTTAACTCCAGACGGACGTTGGACACAGGAGAATGGCCAGGATATCCATTTAGTAGTTACTGGAGGAGAGCCATTGTTAGGATGGCAACGTATGTATACAGAACTATTTGAACACCCTCGTATGAAGGACTTAAAAAATGTTACATTTGAAACAAATACCACACAAACTCTGCACAACGATTTCAAATCTTATCTCACAAATTCACAGCGAATACATGTTACATGGTCATGTTCCCCTAAATTATCGGTTAGTGGACATGATTGGGATGACGCTATTAAGCCTGACATTGCTCGTAGTTACAGCGATATTCCTAATAGTCAATTGTATTTCAAGTTTGTGGTATGTGATACTGTGGATGTGGATGAAGTTGACAAGGCTGTGTCAGTATTTGGATCCAATGGAGTCCAAGCGCCGGTATACCTCATGGCTGTCGGAGGCACGTCAGAAAGTTATTTTAAAAACGGAAAAGATGTCGCAGAACTGGCACTTAAAAAAGGCTATCGTTACTCCCCCCGGCTTCATGTCGACGTTTTCGGCAATGCCTGGGGAACGTAATAATAGCACTGGACTTCCTGATGTGTTTACTGTAGAGAAAGACATTACGGTAAAAGAAAAGATACCAGATGAACTAATGGAAGATAAGCTAAGAAAGAGTGGGTTGTGAAGTCAGTTTGGGTAACACACGGACAATGTGAATACACTGTCCAAAACTTAATAGCAGGATGGCATGACCCTGAACTAACTGAACAGGGCATGGCTGAAGCTAAACACATCGCTACGGTCTTAGCAGATAAATACGTAGAGATTGCTAATGTGTATTGCAGTGACCTAAGACGTAGTTTTAATACACCAAGAATTGTATGTGAAAGTACCCCTTGGGGAAAAACCCAACAAGTAAGCCCGTTTATTAGAGATCGTGACTTTGGTGATATAACTGGCACACAATTACAAATTCCCCAGGAATGGAAAACTCCTCTGGTTAACGGAGAAAGTTTACAAGATACCGGATCTAGAGTATATAGTTTTTTAAAAGAGATAGAAGATCGAAGTAACGAACTGCCGCACATTATAATTTGCCACATTGATACAGTAAGAGCTGCGGCAGTTGTACTAGGAAAAAGAACACCACATGACATACAAGATTTTAAAGTACACAATACAGGAGAGATAATAGAATGGGACTTTTAGATAACGCTAAGAAAGCGATAGGATTAGGACAGGCTAAAAAAGTTACTAAACCGAAACGAGCTCCTAAGAAGTCAGCCAAGGAACTCGCTACTGAGAAAGACGAGCCCTGGGTTAATGTTATTGATCTTGAAGTTGATCCAGACAATCCTGGCAGTGGTGCATTTGAACTTGACTGGAACCCACAGTTTATTAAGATGCTCTTTAAGGCAGGATATCGTAACGAAGTAGAAGAAGACATGGTTGATCGTTGGTTCCAGGATGTTTGTAGACAAGTTGTTATGGAAACATACGAGAAAGACGAAGCCATGGTTACTAGAAATGAGATTGGTGACGGCAAAGCAGAATACAAATAATGCAAAGTTTAATCGGGTTAATATTGTGCATTGCATGGATGTCTGGAATAGTATTAGCAAACGGTTTTTGGAGTACGTTACTTGCAGTGGCGTTTCCAGTGTGGGCTTGGTACTTAACAGTAGAGTACTTTCTTTTTAATATAGTTCCTGCTCTGTGACACTATCCTGTGTCAACTGTGGTTGCCAAACTAAAGTTGCAAACTTTATTAAATATTTTATAGATAAAAATAACCAGATTGCATTGGGTGGTTCAGAAATGGAAGGACCATTGTGCCAATCATGCTGGTATGACATCGGAGACCAAGCATTTGGTTATCCTAGGATGTTACAAGATGAACTGAAACAGAAAAATGATAAAACCAATACCTAAAAAAGACCTTGATGGATATATTAAATTTTTAGCACGGTACTTGGGTTTATTCCTGGGTTTGCCAATGATGTTTGGAGTAGTATTAAAGCCAGGATTAATCCTAGCACTAGTTATAGGATTAGATTGTTTATGGTTTAAATTAAAGGAGTTAGATTTAGAATGAAAGGAAAGTCTATATGACCTTATATGTAAACGGCGATAGCCACAGCGCAGGCGCTGAGTTAATTAAAGATTATTGCTTTGCAGAAGATGACCCAAAGTATGCAGAACTTGGACGTCAAGCTCATCCTGATGCAGTTCCTTTAACTTATGGATTCAAACTAGCACAAGCACTATCTACTTGGTTTGTTCCTGATGCAGAGAGTGCTAGTAGCAATGAACGTATACTTAGAACTACACAAGCACATGTTGACAGAATGGAAGCGTTTTTTGCACAACCTAATGCCATTAAAGATCCAGATGACTTAATTGTAATCGGATGGAGTTCATGGGAACGTGAAGAATGGAAAGATTCTAGCGATAATTACATACAAGTAACTGCTAGTGGCACAGATAGTGTTCCAGAAGAGTTTGGTGACCGTTACAAACAATGGGTTATTAACCAAACTCTTGATGTAGTCAGAGAAAAGTGCAAATACTGGCACGATAAGATCTGGGACTTACATGAGCAGTTAGACGACAAAGGCATGCGCCATATTTTCTTTAACTCATACAACCAATTTGATGTTGACGAGCCAAGAGACTGGGGTGCTAGTTACATTAACCCATATGAAAAATCTAGTACATTCTATTACTGGTTACAAGACCGAGGGTTTAAAACTGCTAGCCCTGATAGCCAGCACTATGGCGCAGATGGCCACAATGCATGGTTTAAATTTTTACTTCCGCGGTTGACTTCTAGTAAATCTAGTAGTATAATAACGAATAATAAGACAGTTAACCCCGGTTAGAATTAATGAGGTAAAAGTGACGACATATTTACTTGTAGACTCTCTAAATACATTCTTTCGTGCTAGACACGCTGCCCATCGTGGCATGGATATGTGGACCAAGGTAGGATTTGCTATCCATGTAACAATGGGTGCAGTTAATCGTGCCTGGCGTATCAGCAAGGCTGACCATGTCGTATTTGCTCTAGAAGGGCGTAGTTGGCGTAAAGACTTCTTTAAGCCTTATAAAGCACATCGTGTTGCTGCTAGGCAAGCAAAGACAGAACTAGAGCAAGAAGAAGATGCGCTATTTTTTGAAGCATACGACTCTTTGGTTACGTTCTTAACAGAAAATGCAAACTGTAGCACATTGCAGTGTGATATCGCAGAAGCAGATGATATTATTGCACGGTTTGTTAACATGCATCCTGAAGACAAACACGTTATTGTTAGCAGTGATACTGACTTTGTTCAGCTAGTTAGCGAGAACGTTAAGCAGTACAATGGCATCTCTAATAACATGATTACACTTGATGGAGTGTTTGATGACTTTGGCAAGCCTGTAAAAGATAAGAAGACTGGTGAACACAAAGAAGTCCATCCTGAATGGCTGTTGTTTGAGAAGTGTATGCGAGGCGATGCAACTGATAATATCTTTAGTGCTTACCCAGGCGTCCGCAAAAAAGGCAGTAAGAACAAAGTAGGATTGCTAGAAGCCTTTGATGATCGCAATAGCAAGGGCTTTAATTGGAATAACATGATGTTGCAACGTTGGACAGATCACAACGGCGAAGAGCATCGTGTACTAGATGATTACGAACGCAACCGCATACTAGTAGACTTAACTGCACAGCCTGAAGAGCTTAAAGAGTATATTGATAGCACTATGCGATCGCAGATGGCTCCTAAACAGAACCCAATGGTAGGAGCAAAGTTCCTAAAGTTTTGTGGTAAGTATGAGCTAAAGCGCATTGCAGACGAAGCACCTAAGTATGCAGAATGGTTACAAAAGAGTTACGTGGAGAAGGATAAAGATGTTGCTTGCTAAACCCATCATTGACGAAAAGTTTTGGATCGTAGAACGTAACGGAGAAAAAGTAGGCACCTTGCGTAAAACCAAGGATCTCGTTCTTACTATTAATCAAAAAAGTGCTAGATTTGCGGATTTTAAATCATTGTGTGACTCAACTAAAATTGAATTTGCTACTGGCAACGAACTAGAAGTAACAGAAGATAAAAACAAGGACTTTGACGTACACGGATTTCCTTGTAAGTGCAAACCGTTTAATGACATTTTTGACTTAAAGCGGAAGTTACCGTTGTACACTAAGACTCCCAAGAGTCAGAGTTTTTATTGCGCTGGATACTATATTATTAAGTTTGAAAGCGGTTGGCTTCCAAGTTATTGTCCTAAGTTAATTACGCTAGGCAAAAATGATTTTGTAGGTCCATATATGAACAAGTTTGAAATGCAAGAGAAACAGAAAAAATTATGAGACTGCCAAACTTCAATAACTTAGAAACGTTTGTAAAGAAGGCAACCATTGGCGTTAGTCCGAGTATTAGTATTACTAGAGTTGACGCACAACACGCTGCCAACGAGTATCAAAAACTAATCAAGTACACATTGGAGTTACAGGATCGTCTTGTAGTGCTTGAGCGGGAAATTGCAAACCCCACAGAAATAGAAATATCTACAAATAACTTCTAGGTATTGCTACTTCCTTATGCTACAATGAACTTGTTTAAACATAAGGAAAGGAAAACATAATATGTTTCGTACTATTATTGCAGCGATCGCTGTAATCTTTATTGCTTCATCTGCTCATGCAGACAGCAAAAACTTCTACGTTGAAAGCCAAATTGGGTCAACTGTTCGTGCTGATAGCGGCCGTGACGACTCCATTGTTACAGGTCTTGCAGTAGGTAAAGATCTAGGTCATGTTCGTGTTGATTTGTCAGCTTTTCGTCATTCAAGTGGCGATGCAACATCATTAGGTGAAGTTGAAGTAGACTCACTACTAGCTGGTGTTTATTATGACATTGGCACTTACAGCAAGTTTACTCCGTTTGTTGGTGTCAATGCTGGTTACGGTTGGGCAGATGGCCTGGGTGTAAGTTCAGTAGATGAGCAAGGTCTTATTTACGGTGCAGGGGTAGGCGTAAGTTACGCTGCATCTAGCAACATTGACTTAATCACACGGTATCAGTATCTAACAAGCAGTGCTATTTCAGTTACCAATGATTCAGGTCTTGATGATTGGGACAGCCAAGCGTTTACTGTAGGTGTCCGAGTAGGTTTCTAATACTACTGTAACACAATTGTTAACAATTAAATAGGGCCTCCGGGCCCTATTTTCTTTTCTTTTTATAGATAAATATATGCGTATATAACTAAGGAAGAATCGCATATGAGTAGACCTAAACCAGACGTATTATTAGAGAAGATTGATAAGAATACATATAAATCTGAGCAAGTGCTTGCCAGCGAAGGAATCTGGAGTGTATACTACAAGGCCCGTGCTATTAATCTGAAATCACAAAACATTCTAGTGAACTACTCGGGTCCTAAATATAAGAAGGTTAGCTTCAGCAATAGTGGACATGCAATTAACCTAGCTAAAAAGTTAAACAAAGCCTTTGACTGCGACGACTTTACTGTGGTCCTTTTAAAAAAGGGCACTGTGATATATCCCTAACCAAACTTCAATATACCCAAGCATTTATTAAGAATAGTGATCTAACTATTAACGACAATGATTCCTATACCTTCTTTTGGCAAAATATCAGAGAGAACGGCGGGCTACGGTTAAACGAGAATGGATACCATTTCCTAGTACACGACTTAGAACTAGAAAAATACACTGTTGATATTCGAGAGCAAAAGATTACCTTTAAATTCCTACTAGAGTTAGATAGATTTATGGATTGTCCATATTTTATAATAACAGGTAGATGGCCTAAGATTATTCTCTTCTCAGAACAAACATACTTCTGGCTATCCATGCACAATCAAGACTTTCAGAGTTTTCTAAATGCATACAAAGTTTAAATTTAAATACAGCAAGCCTTTGCAGGATTCCCACTGGAAGCAGCTAGTGAACGTCAGTACGTCTTCTGTTTATGGAGAAATTGACAAACTAGGTACTCAAGCTAAATTTTTAAAATTTATGGAAGACAACTACGGTAAGTTGGATCAACGTTATAATATACGCTGGACTGACCATGGAGTTGACGTTAGATTTGAGTCGTACTCAGATGCAGCAAGTTTTATAATGTTACATACCTGCAAGGAAGAGAATGACAATCTTCGTAACTACCCTCCTCGTATTGTTGGACACTAAATTTATCACTGCACGGCTAAAACAGTTGACTTATTACTAGACTATGTTACTATCTATAATAAGGAATTACTATTAACCAAGGAGATTATCATAATATGTCAGAGAAATACCAACGTGGCGAGTTTAAATGGTGTAAGCCCGCAGAAGCAGTGTTCGTCATGCAGACATATCTATCTAAGTTAGAGCTATCGTTGAGAAATGGCGAAGTTCCAAATAAGTTCCAGAACGGTATTCAAGAAGAAATCACAGATTTAATCGTTAAGATTTCACGTCGCAAAGGCAGTGTTAATTTCAACTTAGAAGGCTTTTTTGACACTCAAAAGAAGTTCCAGCGTGATGAAGAATTTCGTCAGGAAGTAGCTGAAAAGATTGCTGGAACCTGGGTAGACCCAGTTAAAGAAGCTAGGCGTATTGCTAAAGAAGAGAAACAAGCTGCAAAATTAGCAAAGGAACTTGTCAAGAACGGTTGACGATCTTATCAGATGAGGTTAAAACTCATCTTCTAAGTCTAAATCTAAATCCAATACTAATAATGGAGATGTTGCTCTTGATTGGCAAATTGTTAGTTGTGTATTGTGATCTATGTCTGATGAAGATAGTAAATCACGATGATCTACTGTTCCCTCTGTGTAAGTAGCGATACATTTACTACACATACCTACTTTGCACGAAGAAGGATGGTCTATCTTATTTTCATATAATACGTCAAGTATACTTTTGCCTATAGGTATAAGAAACGTATCTCCTGTGCTTGCTATTTTAATTTTAAATTGTATGTCTTTCATGAATTGTATTTATTATATTAAGAGTTCTGGTTGACGATCTGCTAGTTTGTGCTACTATGGTTACAGTTAGAAATCACAAACGAGGATCAAATAATATGCTTATTCAAACTGATTATGAAATAACTGTAGAAGAAGCAATAAAAACTGCAATAGATAATGACGCAAATTACAACCCAAAATCTGGTAACATACTTTGGGATTTACTTGATATTGAAACTTTTATGTTAGTGCGCACAAAAGATACAAAAGAAAATATACAAGAGTATTCCGCAATATTTGCTGCATTTAAAGAGGAAGTTAACAAACACAATGCAGCATAGTAAATAACCCACTTAAAAAAGTGCTGTAATAATTGCAGCACTTTTTTTACCTGTTCTGGTTGACGATCTGCTAATATGTGCTACTATGATTATAGTTAGAAAACACAAAAAAAGGACCAAATGATATGTCAATTAACCAATATGATGTTCCAGCATTAACACCAGAAGACCAAGCTATACACGCTAATCTTAAGAAAAAAGTTAATAATGTGTTATCTTATTTAAACCCTCGTCAAGAACGTGTACTACGTATGCGTTTTGGCATAAATCTAGCTACAGATTATACCCTAGCAGAAGTAG